GCCGATCTCCCGGGTGGCGATGTCCCGGGTGAGTCCCGGATTACCGCGGTTGGCCTGTATGTAGAGGGCCGAAATTCTGTCGATCTCGTGCTTGGGCACTTGCCGCAAGTCCTGGTTGACGGTAAAGAAATCGTTCTCGGCCTGATGCACGGCAAACATCTGCTGGATGGTCGACTGAACCACATGCGCCATCTGCTGCCGGATCTGGGGATGCTCGGCAATGATCTGCGGCATCTGCTGCTGGAGCGTGGCGACGGTCGCCTCGTAGGCATTGAGCGTGATGTCCGCTGCCATGTCCGGTAAAACGCGCTCGGGCTCGGTCGCCATCATCAGCGCGCGATCGGGGGTGAGTTGATAAGAAGAAGCAATCTGCTGGCGCACCGTGTCGCGCACTTGCGCGTGTTGAGCCGCCTGCTGCTGCTGCGACATGGGCGGCGCTTGCTGCGCGTATTGCTGCGGAGCTTGCTGCTGAACCTGCGGCTGAGGCTGTTGATACTGCGGCTGCGGTGGGCGCTGCTGCTGCGCGTTGAGCGCACCAACGGCGGGCGGCGCTCCGTTAGCCCCTTTCCCGATTGAGGGCACTACGGGCTGCGGAGGCTTCGGTTCAGCCGGCCCGCGGGCGTGGCCCATGATGTCGGCGAGCACTGACTCCTGGCGGGCCGCAGTTTCTTTGCCAGGCGCGCTCGAAGACGGAGGAGGAGAGGCGGAACTGTCTGAAGGCGGGGCTGCGGAGGTGCCTCCACCGCCAAGATCCGCCCCCCCTCCCTCGCCCTCGATCGAGAGAAGGCCCAACTTCATTTCATCAAAACTACTCTTCTTCCACATTTTCAATCTCTCGCTTCAGTACTTCGATGGCATTTCGCCAGTTTTCGGCGAGGCGCTCGGGAGCCTGCCGGGCCATGTCAAGCCCCTCGCAATATCCCTGGAGGATTGCGGATTGTTGGAGCTGCTCTCCCACCAGGGGCTTAGTCGCAAGCTCATCGCGCTTATAACGAAGAATGGCTCCGAGCTCACGGCGCAATATACGCCAGCCTGGGTGCTGCTCAAGAGCTTCAAGGTGGGTGACGTCATTGCGGTGCTCCGCCAGCTCCGTTGACCATGCTTGCAATCGCTGCTGTCGGACTTGTTCCGGGGTATCCGCCACCGCCTTCGCCTCCCATTGCCTGCCCCGCGGGGACTAGATTTCCGGCCTGCGCCTGCTGCATCGCCGCCTCATCCGGGGTGATCCGGAACTGCGTGATGTTCTTCAAACCCGCCAGACTCGCCATGTGCCCGAAGATGCGCGAGATGTCGTACTGCTGGGCGATCTGCGGGTTCTTCCCGATCACCGAGAAGATCTCTTTCCACAGCGTTGCTTGCGCGAACCGGTCCACCGGCAGCGTGCCGTCGACGGGCACGTAATCGAATTCGCCCGTGATCATGGTCTTATCGACGTTGACGAACTTGGTGCCCTGCATCAAGTCCCCCGCAATCCTAAACATTTTTTCTTGGTCGTAAAACTGTTGTAAGTTCGCCACCATTTTGCGGGATAGGCGGCTCCATCCCAAGGCGGAGGCGAAGTCGCAGAAGGTCTTCATGCGGTTCGCCCCCTGCGCGGCGGCGGTGCGTACTTCGGTAGCCGTTTTTCGCCCACGCCCGAGCGAACCCATGAGGGAATCATTCGACCCGGTGATCTGCTGCATCAGCCCTTCGGTGAACTGCGTGTCCGAGAGATGCCCTCGCGTCGGGTCGACGTTCATCAGTTCAGCGACGGCAGACCGCACGTCGGTGCCATAGCCTGTGCCCGGGCGCATGCGGACGATCCGTCCGGGTCCGCCGTCGATCAAGTCTTTCACATTGATCCTGTCCGGATCGATGATCAGATTGCCGTTGAGCGAACGCCGCACCGAGAACATGTGCGTGTTGTAGAGCCAGTTGATCACGTCGTTCAGCGGCTTGGTGACTTCCATCATGCCGCGCGTCGAGGTGTCGTAGCCATCGGTCTCCCAGGCGATCACGTCATAGGGGAACTTGCAATGGCGCAAACCGAGCGGCGAAGCTTTGATGATCACCGAGTTGTTGGCGACGTAGAATTCCCACTTCTGGTAGTACTTTCCAGGCAGCTTCCACTCCGCTGGAATCACGTTCACCACTACCCGGAAGATGCCGACTTTGCCAGATTTGAGATCTTTCGAATCCCAGATCTTGTCGGCAGCAAGCATGTTGTCTTTCGAACCGGAAGTCGACGGAGCCATGACATTGCCGCCCACGCCAAAACTGCCGCCTTCGAGTTCATCGAGATTAAACAGATCCCACTCGTTCTTCATCGAGCGGAGACGGTCAATGCCCATGAGTAGGGTATGTCCGCAGAACTCGCCGTCCTGAAAATTAACGAGGGGGACGCCGGGATCTGGATAGAAATCGTAGGGCCTACAGTTGGTCAGGATGTTGCCGCAATACCCCTCGACCCGCTCCTCAACCAACTCCCAACTGGGATCGGCACCCAGATCAATCCCACCGAGGGTGGGAGCCATTGGGACATACTCGGAGAAGATCTCAGAGCGCTTGACGTAGTCGGAGGAAACTACCCCGAGTCCATACTTTATCGAATCAATGAGCCAGATATACTCATTAACTGCCATGTCTCCAATGTCCTGATTGTATGCGATTAACGCCTCTAAACATTGAGTACTTTGCTCAGTTTCTCCATGCCTTCCGCGATATTGCCACACTGGGTCGCGGCCAAGAAACACACTAGTCGCGTAAGTGTGTGATGTCAACGCAAGGGCGTAGCTGTAAGGCAGTATCACTTCGCTGAACTGCGATGCGGACCCCTGTTCCCGCGCTCTCTGCTTCTTCGAGGACATCTCTGTCTCTGGCAAATAAGCCCTAAATAGATCCTCAGATTTCCGCCATTTCTCGTGACGAGAAGACATTCTATTCCTAGAACCCTGGAACAAATGGAGGATTTTGTCCAGAATCTCGCGGTGAGTCTCAGAATCAAACGGCACGGTAAACTTGCCTCTCATGAGAGTTCCCCCCAAAGAAAAGTCATCGAGGAGAGGGCGATGACCGCCAGCAAAAAGGCATCGAGGTTGTTCACTTGCGGAGCTCCATTATCAGGTACACGATCCCCACCAGGACGACGCACAGGATCAGGATTTCCGGCCACGTCATCTCGCGCTTCCACATGGGCTCCAGGCCCTTCAAATCCTGGAAGCGTAAAGGTGTGCGGCCCATAGAGGAACTTCATATTCGCATGTAAACGCGGATAGGCGTGAATTTTCATCGTGGGAAGAGCCTCGCCCCGCCTCCGACGCCGAGTTGATGGCTGACGAACAAGAGCAGAATGATCAGCAAAATCGCCCCGACAATCCAAACAATCGGTTGCGGGAGGGCGAACTTCACGCAGACCCACCAAAGCCCGTAGCCAACGACGGCGAACACGATGATGTAAATGATCAACTGAATTAACTGATCCATTTGTTCTCCTTCATGGGCAGAGCCTCCAGCCCGCGGTCTCGAGTTGTTTCATGGAACCTTGACCGGCTAGATCGTTGAAGTCGCCCATGCCGTCGCCGAGTTCGAGCACGAGTGATACGGCCATCGCCGTGGCGTCCATCAGATCGTCATGGTCGCAGCCGGGGTAGGTCTCCCACTGCGCGAGCCAGTCGATCATGTCACGCCGCACGTAGAGTTTCCCATTCGAGGCGAGGCCGGCGAGCGATTGCCGGATGCGGATGGGCTTGGCGCGCTGGTCCTTGTAGATCTCGACGACGTGGAAGCGGCCGCGCTTCTTCATCTGCTCGTCGAGGTACCACTTGAGCGTGGCCTGATAGGCGATGCCTTCCACGCGGCAGCGGATGGGTTTCCATTTCCCGGCGAGTTCGAAGAACTTATTGGCGGACCAGTCCGGATGGTGGCTGCGGGAAGTGGACATCTCGAGCACGTAGACATCGCGATTGGCGGTCATTCCGACGATAACGTGCGCCTCGAAGTCCTTCGACGACATGCCTCCCGCCACCTGTGCGGCGCTTGGAGGAGGCACAGGATCAATAGCATAAGCGGTGACCATATTGGCGGGAGGTGTTTCATAGAAGCGAAGGTCAGAGGGGCGGAAGAACTGGCCTTCGTCCGGCACCAGCCAACATAGCTTTTCCCGCGCGAAGTAGGCCCACTGATTCTCACGGCGCGCCGCGGCTTCCTCCCGGTCGATCTCCTCGCTGGGGAAGCGTTCCTCCCACCGGCTGCGCCCCGCCTCATCCCGGATGCCGAACTTTCTGAACTTGTAGTCCGGGTTGTGCTCGGCCTTGGCGATGAGATCCTGCGGCCGCATGGGCGTATTGGAGAGCACCATCTTGCGATTGGGCGCTTCACTGCGCGGAGCCATCGTATTGAAGATCGAGGCGTAGACGAGTTCGTTGAGCTTGGCGCGCTGCGTCTCGTTGCCCACGTTCTCCTCGGTCTGCACGTCGTCGAGGATCACCAGGTCCGGGCGGAAGTTATTGATGTTGAGGCCGCGCACCGAAGAGGTGATGCCGAGGGCGACGAGGGTGATGGTGGTTTCTGGTTTCTGCGGCGCAAAGCGGCAGAGGATGTCGAGGCGGTCGGAATTCCACACGCTGCCGGGGCGCAGGCCGAACACCTGCGCGAAGGAAAGACCGTCCTCGGAGTTCCCTTCGATCAGCCGGCGCAGCCAGTCGCCGGACTCATGCGCCTTGTCGGTCGATGCGCCGAGGTAGGCGATGGTGCGCGAGGCACGATAGGCGACCGACCAGGCCACGAAGGAGCGGAGCAGGGTGGTCTTGGCTCCTCCCCTGAAAACCGAGAAGGCGGACAGATTGACGTCAGGATCAATCAGGTCGGCCCACATGTCGCGGTGGAATTCCGGGCTCGACTGGCGGAAGGCAGAGGGGAAGAAGGTGCGGCAGAACAGCTCCCCGTCGGTGGCGCACAGCGATACTAATTCGTTGAGGTCGACGGACGGGGAGCGTGCCTGCTTCATCGGTTATTTGTGGGCGGTGTGCGCGGCCGGTGTGGTGGCCGCGACGGGAGGATGCTTGTCGTTCTTGTCATCCTTGGTGTCCTTGGGTTTGGCCGGATCGCCGAAGGCCATGTCGCGGACGTGCTGGAAGGCCCAGCGGTCGTCTTCGGCCATGCGGCGGTGTTCGTCAGGATCGTCGAAGGGGCCGCGGCTCAAGGCGAGATTCGCCACGGCGCGCCACCGGAGCTTGATGGACAGGTCGGCATCCTTCCAGGCGGGCACCTTGTCGCCCGACTTCCAGTAAGCCGCCCAGGCGGCAAAGAGTTTCTCGGCCAGCCCTTCGGCGGTATGCTCCGGACCCGGCGCCGGGAGCGGAGTAGGCTCGGGCTTCGAGTAGCCCGTATCTTTTTCTTGCATTTGTTCAATTCTCCTTGGATCGAATCAAACGAGTAATCGAATCTGAGTCCCTCGCGAGGACTTACTTTCCTTTGCCCTTGGCGATGATGCCTCCCGCCAGTGGCGGCTTAACGGCCATCGCTGCCCCGCCGATGGCAGTCTTGCGGGACATAAGCGGAGCCTCCAGCGCCTCCGCGTCTGCGGCAGGAGCCGTGGAGATTTCGCGGTAGGTCACGTCGACGGTGAGCGAGCCGTCGCCGCCGGTCACGTCGGCGGGTTCGATGTGGAGCATCAACGCCGTCGCCTCGGGCGCCACGTTCTGCGGGTAGGGCAAGCCGGTCATTGCTCCGGTCGATGAGGCCGGGGTATCGAGGAGGCCGGCGGCGGGGAGAGTGTTCGAGACCGCGGTACCCCCTGCCTTGACGACGAGCAGGTTGGCACCGGCCACGTAGGCGAGCGTGCCGAAGGTGTAGGAGAGCGCGGCGGAGACGAACTGGAGCGCGATGCCGGCGGCGGGCGCGGGGACGAGCGAGATGGGCGTGGCCACCAGAGCCAGGAGTTGCGCCGAGGTAACCGAAGCCTGGCCGGTGATGGGTTCCGGCAGATCGACCGGCTCGTCGGTGGCATGCTGCTTCTTCTTCAAAGGCAGCGGCTTCACATCGCGCCGCAGATCTTCCTGGACATCGGTGGCGACTTGGCCGACGACGGCCCAATCGGTCTGGACGTCCGGTGAGAGCGCAGCCCATTGCGGATGGGGACCGAGGATGTCGATGGCCCTCTCATCTTTCGACTCGCCGGCGGATGCTTCAAAGAGGATAGGCGGCGGGGGCGGCGGGGCTTCCTCCCCGGCATCGATCGACTGCTGGGCGACGAGGTACCAGGCGTTCTTGACGGTACGCTGGGTCTCGCTCCAGGTGGGGATGGGGGCGAGCGTCTCGGCCGTCATCCAGTCGAGCATCTGAGCCTTGGCCGTGTAGAGGCGCTCGGCGAGTTCTTCCATCGTGGTGGTTTGCATCTAACTTTCCTGTTCTTCGAGGTTGGCTTCGAGGGTGAGGGGAGCGGTGGCGCGCCGGGAGAGCGCCCGCTCGCGCGCCTCATTAATAATGTTCACGTCGACCTGCAGGTGCGAGTGGACGTGCATGTCGGTCGAGTAGCCCTTGGGGTTGATGTAGCCGAGGGCGGTGAGCGAGAGCTTGGCGGCGGTGAGCAGCTCGCGCGACTCGAGTTCGTTCTCTTCGAGACGGCGATCGATTTCATCCAGCGAGCGGTGCGCGAGGCTGTTCAATTTTTCGGTGATTTTGGCACCGACAAACACCGCCTCCGTATTTTGTTCCTTGCAGGCTTCTAAATACGCAGCCTGGAACAGATCGTTGTGGAGGACCGTACTGACGTACTGACGACCGAGGTTCAATTCGATGGCTGCTTCCCTCAACTGCCGATGCGGATTGGCGAGGAGCCATGACAGCAAAGCCCGGTGCCGATGATTCAAACTCTTGAGTTCAGTGGCCAGCATTCAGATTCCTAAAAGAGAGGGCCGATGAACCTAGTCAGCGCCCACCGGCCCTTCCCCCCGAACGGGGATGGATCACACGAGCGACCCGTCCGAGGAACCAATCAACCAGATTGTGCCCAATTTCCAGTCAAAGGCCACGCAAGAGAAACTCGCGACCTAATGGGGGTATGGTACGCCTCTTCAATAAGATCAGTCAATAAATAGGTTTATTTCCTGCTTTTGAGAAACGGGCCGAGTACCTTCGTTTTGGGACCGGGGGCTCTTTCCGGATCGGGAAACGCTTGGGCGAGCGAGACTCCCAGACGGGGCTGCGGGCGCTGCGCGGGAGGGGCGTTCCTCTGCTGGCCCTGAAGGATTCTATTCATCTCGCCGCCCGATACTTCCTGCGGAGTGACATACCGATCCTGGTCCCACTTGCCGGGAGCACCGTACTGCGCGTACTGGCTTTCGTTGGAGAAGGTCGGGTGGTTGGGCTTCTTGAAGGTGTCGGGCCAGTGGCCTCCCTCATCCGGGCGAAAGCCCGCCTTGAACGCTCCCCGCAGATCGTAGTCCTCGCCCGAATCGTTGGGCGCGTATTGTTGTTTCCATACGCCGAACTGCACTTCCTCGAGCGGAGTGAGCGGGGTATCGTAGCCTCCGGGGCGCCCGCGGGGATTGGCAGCGGCGGCATCGATTTGATCCTGCTCGAACTGCCGGCGCGCGGCGACTTGCTCGTCGGTATCGTAGCGGTAGGTGGCTACGCCTTGCTGGGGGGATAACCGTGGCTGGGGCATAGCTTATCCTTGACCGAGCTGGCCTCGGAGCCACTGAATCAACTGCGCTTGTTGGGGATTGGACTGCGAAGGATCATACGTCGAGGTGGGGGTCGAGTAGTTCCACATGCCATTCTCGTCAGCGCGAGAGACGGTGGGAGCGGGGCCGCCCCAGCCGGTGTTATTGATGCCGGCGGCGTAGCGGGCGGCTATGTCCTCTGGGCGGTCACCCCGCTGGAGTTGGAACGCGCCCATCCCCGCGTCCTGGATATCTCCCTTGCCGAAATCGAGGCCGTAGATGGGAGCACTCGGGGCGGAGGAACCGGGCGAGGCCATGTTGTTGAGGTTCTGCGAAACGACATTGGCGCCGAAGGTCTGCCCGACCTTACCTGCGGCTTCGGGAGTTAAATAATTTGTGTTCGGATTACCGGGGGAAGCGAAGCTCACAGGCTGATCGTTGATCGACGCACCCACGTTCTGCGCCCATGGGTTCTGGTCACCCCAGAAGCCGCCGGTGCCTGCGGTGGAGGGGGGAGGCGGGAGTCCGGGGTTGGTTTGCGGCGTCGAGGGCGGAGTGGAGCCGCCCGCGAGTGGACCTTGGACGCCGGGCTGCTCGTAGCCGCCGGTGGCGGGTGGATGCTCCCCCATCCCCGGAGGGATTTGCCCCGGAGGCGCTCCACCGCCGAGGATGGGCGTGCCGGGGAGCGAGGCGAGTTGCTGGCCGAGACCGCCGCCGCCGAAGAATGGGTTGTCGATCGGGCGGCCGAATTCATCGAGCTTGGTGGCAGCCATTAGGTGAGCTCCTCTACTTCATTGGCGTCTTCGGCAGGCGCGTAGTCGGGGGCGACGGGAGGGACGTCGGGCGAGTCCGGCTCGAATAGTTCATCGAACTCAGGATCGGGAGGATCTTTCGGGGACGGCATGGATGCAGTATATCCTTGCCCTTTGTTTTCTGCCAGAATTAAACGAGCCGCGTGGCGTTCGAGCGCCACCCGACTCTGACCGAATGCAATCTGTAGAGGAGATCGCAATGGCTGACATCCAGTCTAAACCGCTTGCGCCATTATCCGAGAAAGACCGCGCCAAATTCCCGTCGAAAGTAGACAGGCGCTCCGATTCGGAGTGCTGGTTGTGGAAGGGTAGAGTTTCTGTCAATGGGTACGGAATGTTTCCTTGCTTTGGGAAACGCGCCATTAAAGCCCACAGAATCGCCTATTTCCTCGAGTACGGTATTGATCCTGGTTCGCTCTGCGTGTGCCACAAATGTGATCAAAGGTTGTGCGTCAATCCAAACCATCTGTTCCTTTGCACCAAGCACGAAAACGCGCTGGATGCTTCTGCCAAAGGACGGCTGAAGTGGAAAGACGATCACCTCTGGCGAAAACATCCGGAGGAGGTGCTGCACGGGGAACGTCAAGGTATGGCGAAGCTGAAGGAGACCGAGGTCGTCGAGATTCGGAAGATGTACGCCAGCGGCTTATGGCTTCAACGAGAGATCGCCGCCAAGTTCGGGGTGGCTATGAGCCGGATCTCTGCTATCGTCACCCGAAAGCACTGGAAACACATTCCATAAAAAAAGGGCACCCGCTAGAGGAGGGTGCCCTGAGTTTCGTAGTTGTTTAATCTTCCTGGAGGAGAAGATTTGCTTATCCTACAACCTTTCGCTTGGCCGCGTAAAGACCGATCAAACCAGCGCCCATAAGGGCGTAGGTGGCAGGCTCGGGGACGACATCGCACTCGGTGCCGACGCAGAACGGATCCACTCCCGGCGCGGCGTAGAACTGATCGATCAAACTGATCGTCGCGTAGCCGAGGCCCTCGGTATCGGAGCCCACCAGGAAAATGTCCTTGATGATGCGAAGATCGCGATAAGGGCCATCCAGAATGGCTATATCCGCAAGCGGACCGCCGGGAGCATCCACCTGAGCCTGACCGGCTACATGGAGGAAGGGCACGGTGCCAAGGACAGTCTCCACCACTTGGGCGAACGACTGGTCGCCGACGACGGCTCCGTTAAACAACAACCCCACCGCGCCGAGGGCAGGGAACAACGGATTCACCGAGAGGTCATAGGCGATCACGAAGTCAGCCGAAGCAAAGCCGCCGTTGCTGAGAGCGGTGAAGCCGCCGGCAAAGCGGATCTGGTTATTGACGAGGGTGACATCGATGCCGCTGGCGTCCAAGGGGGCACACACGCCGATGCCGCCGCAGGTGCGGGTGAACTCGAAGTTATCGATGGTCAATAACCCGCTCGAAAGACTACCGCCGGGGAGGAGGAGCGTTGATAACAAAGTGGCGCTGGCGGGGGAGAGCGAGGCGAGCGCAAGCAGGGACGCGAGGACGAGAGTTCTCATGAGAATGGACCTTTCGGAAAGTGCCCTTTCGAACGGGCACTCGTGGAAGCAAGATTACCAGAGGAACATGACGTTCCGCTATACCGAAAATCCGGCGGCGCGCAGCTCGGCGGTGCGCTGCTCGATGGCGGCAGCTTCCCCATCTTTCTCTTTGTCGAAAGCCCACCAGCCGGCCGAATAGACTTCCCACAGGTCGTCGCCGTTATTGACCACGAGCCAGTACTGCGATTCGGTGACATAGCCGTCGGGGGTGGGGACTAAGATGTCGAAGATCAGACTGGGCCAGTTCTCCTTTGCCCACGCCAGTACGCCGTCAGCCGTCGCCTCGGTCGGATAGTCGACGGGATTGAGCGGGTAAACCGGCGTGGTAAAGCCATAGCCGAGGTTCACGCTCCAGGGGCGGTTGTAGGTGGAGGGGCCGACTTCCTCACGGTTGTGGGTATAGTAGAGCTTCTTGTTCCACGGGCTATAGAGATAGCCCTTCATCGCGCGGACGAGGATCTTCGAGGGATCGATGGCGGCGGCGGCGGATTCTTCCTGGTCTGGCATTTCTTCTCCTGGACGGACTATTTCAAAATGGAATCTAAGCTTTGAAGGGGAGTGGCCTTGGCTTTGAGCTTGGCGACCTGCGCCACCACGTCGGACCGGCTCGAGACTTCGCGGCGCTTGTCGACGGGCAGCGAATAGAACCGCGCGGCGGCGTCGGCCTCGGGAATCTTGAGCAGGATGGCCAGGGCCCGCACCGTGATGCTGTGCGATTTCTCGCCGCGGCGCAGACCCCAGTCTCCTGACTTTAAGAGGTCGAACAGTTTGTCCGCCTTCTGACGGGCCGCCTCCGGCGAGCCGCGAGCGGTGCAGTACGCCTGCTGAATCCGGGCAATCAGTCCCCAATAGAGAAGGTCATCTATCACATTCTGCGGGAGTTCCGCTAGATTGTACACCGACTGCTGCCCGTCTTTCCAGTCAAAATAAAGGAGGCCGGTTTTGGTGTCCCAATCGATCCGCGAAGTAATGTGAAGCGGCGTGCGGCGCTTGCCGTTGGGGGATGGTTCAGAATCAGGCATTTCTACCTAGCCATCATAGCGCATAACTAGGAATAGCTAGATAAATATTTGCATCCCGTAAGTGTAAGCGCCCTGGAACAAAACAAATCGATTCTGAATACCCCAGTTTGCGGGGCGGCTTATTTTCCGAGGTCAGCGAGGAAAGCAGCCACGATGGGATCAACAGGGGTTCTGCTTTTATTGTTCATCTGCTCTTTCGGAGTGGCCCACCGGACATTGCCGGGTTCGTAGTTGCCGTTGTTGTCGATCCGGTCGATCCAATGTTTTGTGGACGGCTTCGGACCAACATGCTCGTAGAAGGCCAGAAAGTCCTGCCGCCACTCCTGGCAGATGGTGATACCGCGTCCGCCATAGTTGTGGTAGCTGATGTGTTTAGGATTGGTGCAGCGGCTAATCATCCCATGCCAAGCTTCATATTCGGCGCTCCATCGCATGCCGTGTTGGCGCTTCCGGCGGGGATGTACAATCGGGGTTGGTGGCAATGGGTTCCTCCAGAACTCTTTGCTGCTTGGCTCGCGGTGCTCTAACACCACGGGCCTTCAATATTTTAGGGTGCTTTTATAGGCGGGGTCAAGGCGAATCGAAGTGATATCACTGATAGCCCTGCTAGCGAGGCGGGGCTGCGATCGTTTCAGCGCGCGGCGGCTTGCGCATCAGCACCGAGCGCCGGTCGCGAATCCACAAAACCCGTCCCGTATCGTGAGACGCTTTTCCGCACTCCCCGCACCGGAGGCAGCAGTACTCGCCGGTGTCCGCCAGCGTCACGGCGGCGGCGCGGCACATCGGGCATTTCAACGAGGTGAGCATAAAAAGGGACGCCCCGGAGTGGGATCTGCCGGGGCGCGTTCACACACAACAAAAGACTGACGTTCCTGATTATGGCACGGATACCGCGGCATCGGGAGAAATCGCGGTACCCGCGCCTGGACAACAAATGAAAGACTTTCAACTGCCTGGATTATCGCCGATCCAATCGAAAGAAGTCCAGAGACACGAAAGCCGCGGCTCTGATCAACCGCGGCCCCCGTGCATATGGCCTGCTAGAGCCCCAAGCCTATCACGATTTCTTCGGCTTCGCCTTCCCCGCCTTCGACAGAGCAATCGCTACAGATTGAGCTGGCTTGTACCCCTCTTTGCGAAGAGTGCGGATGTTCGCAGAAACCGCGGCCTCGCTCTTCCCCTTCTTCAGCGGCATCTTCTTCCTCCTAAGCCTTCACTAGGTAAGGCCGGTCCTGTTCCTTCCAAATCTCCTCAAGTAGCGCCAGCGCGGCCGCTTCCTTCTCCGGAGTGCCGCCCGTCACTCGGTAGATAGGCTTTCCGTCCGCCGTTTTCACCGACGGGATCAGCCATCCTGCCGCCACCAGCATCCGCAGCCCACGCTCCAGCCTCTTCTTCGTAGTCTTCCGTCCCTTTTCCCCCGCCTTTACCACCAGCTCGGCGAAGTCCACCGCCACGCACGCCTCGTTGAATCGCTGATACGACAACAGGCACCACAGATGGTGCGCATACGGATCGATCCCCCGATCGCGCATCAATCCAATGGGGATGTTTACGTACCCTTCGGCTCGCGGCGGCGCAGGCAATACCCGTAGGACCAAGGAAATTTACCCCCAAAAACACGAACACCCCCGAAGGGGTACCCGTGCGTTAAAGTGCTTTCGGACGCCCTCAGCGTATCATAAATCCCACTTTTTCCACAGCCCCCACAAAAAACCAGTTGCGCCCACTCGCCCTCCAGGTCCATCATGGGAACCGTTAAAGTGCTGCTCGGCTTCACATCCCGAAGGACCGCAGAGGAGTCCCCAAACCGGACGCGCCAGATCGGATCTGCGCTTTCCGGAGCAAGCTCCTCATCGCCACGCGGCCCCTTGCGTGCTCCCCTCGCGGCCACGCCTGCTGCACCTTCAATCGCGAGGACGGCTCCTACAGTTGACCTCCACGCCTCCACAATACAAAACGTGTCTCCACGGGGCGTTCAGGTTGGGCTTCCACATCACGAGGCGGGCCTCAAAACCTCCGACTCGACGAGCGCAACGACGTCAAGAGCGCTCTGAACCGTGTGGAATCGGGGCCTCCTGCCCCCTAACTAGGCTCGCCGCGACAACACAGGATCGGCTTGCCCGTGTGGGGGATGAGAGGGGGCATCCAATAAAGCTCCGTCTCCGAATACGGTAACCGTAAGCCCGCTGTTCCCCATCTCCGTACCCTGAAAATACCTGCGTATTTCGCTGCGTGGCTAACTGAAAGCGGACCCGCCCCCGGCCTGGGGGTGCCCCGGCCCTATGTTGCATGCAGGGTGCATGCAGTGCATGCTCGTAATCGGCAAGCCTGGCCGCGTCCCACATCGTGAGACGCAGGTCGTCGACAGCACGCGCAGCGTCTGGTCGTCGACCGTCTTTCCCACCGAAGAGCTGGTTCTGAGCTGGCAGTGGCGGTAAAAGCCCCGTGAGTTGACGGGCAGACTACCCCCATTCGAGGGTTTTTACCCCCACTTGGACGAAATCCCCGGCGAAACAGGGCGGAGGCGCAGGGTGAAGGCAGTCAAAGTGTGCTACGAATTGAGACAATCGTAGCAACTTGTAGATAATCTCAAAAACAGTACCTAAAGTACTCTTGTTCTAGGTAGAGGTACAAGTTACTATCTGAATATGAGCACAGACATGAAGTTTTTGTTGGGTACGGTGATGTTGGTGGTATTGGCGATTGTGTGCCTGGACGCGAAGGTGAAGGCGGATAGCGCGCGATGGATAGAAGAGAATCGGGTATCGATAGAAGCGAACCATGTGGAGAAGAGCTGTGCGTTTCTTCGAGGATGCGTAGAAGTTGGGAAGTGAAACGCCTTTGGGCGTCGCACGGAATAGCGGCCCGTGTTTTGAAGATCACGCTAAACACAACGAAGGAAAAGGGATCACACAAAAATGACGTATCGAATTAGACAACAAGAGATTTGGGACACGTACACGTTGATAGAAGCTGGGTCAGAAGCGGAAGCCATCGCTAAAGTGCTAGATGGGCAAGGAGACCAAGTGTCTTCGGAGTTCAATCGAATGGGCGATTTTAAGGCGGAGGTTGAATAGCATGGCGCTGTTCAAATTCACGCGAGCGGTGGAAGTGAGTGGGAATGAGAAGACGGGGGCGGTATCGACGACGATGGTGTCGCAGGCTTCCTGTCCTCCGGAATGCGCATGGTTCAACGAAGGTTGCTACGCCAATTACGGGAATGCGGGTATTTGGACTTCGGAGTTGAATGCGTTGACTGGAGGAAAGACGGCTGCTATCGACGCGAGAAAGATAGCTCGCGACGAAGCACGGGCTATCGACAGCCTTACTGGCGAGAATGACATGCGCCTACATGTGGTGGGCGATTCACGGACGAATGGCAGCGCTTCGATCGTCTCGAAGGCAGCGGAGCGGTTCATGGGGAAATTTGGGCGCAAGGTATGGAGCTATACGCATGCGTGGCGGAGGGTGGCGCGTTCGTCTTGGGGGAAGGTATCGATACTGGCATCGTGCGAGACGGTTTCACACGTAATCGATGCGATGGCGCAAGGGTATGCTGCTGCTTTGGTGGTGGACAGGCACCCGGAGGATGGGAAAGCGTATCGGGTGGGCGATATCGTCATGATCCCGTGTCCGGCACAGACGAAGGAAGGGGTTCAGTGCGTGGATTGCAAGCTGTGCTGGAGAGATGAGTGGTTATTGGAAGCCAAACGGTGTATCACGTTCGAGGCGCATGGGAGTGGGGCAAAGAAAGTGCGGGCGGCGTTGATACAGATTGGTGCGGCCGCTTAGTTCGAAGTTTGGGAATAGAAGGGAACACACGAGATGACAAAAGTTTTGTTGAATGGACGCGAGCGTGACAGTGTCGAGCTCGCCGATTTGGGTAGTGCGATGTTGGGAGGAGCTCGGTTTCATCTGGAATGCGCGCGGTATCCGGAGAATAACGAGCCCGCAGTGGAGTTGCTGCGCACGCTCGAGACGCTGGTCGATGCTGAGAACGAGCTCGCGTGGCGTCTGGCGAGCCTGCGCGCGTAGTGGTGGGCTCGCATTACGCTTATCCGCGGGGTGAGCGTAGGCGCGAATCTATCGCATTTTGAAAGGGATCACACAGAACATGGGACTCACACTGAAACAGGCGCAATACATTCTCTCGGATATCACGCGCGAAGGCGTGCTGCGCGAGACGATCGTCAAGGCAATACTCCTTGGCTGGGGCAGTCATAGCGGGCAATACCGCAGATTCTGCGCGCTATCGTCGGGGCAATACTGACGCGATTCTTGCCCCTTGGCTTAGCGCGTGGGGCGTTGCCGCGGTCTCTCCGGTATCTTGGAGCCTCCCCGAAGGCGCGCGCGTTTGTGGGGCAAATTCAGGGCTTGTAATCGGCAAGCCCAGCTCAAATAAAACTGTACAAAGACAGACAAAATCGTATAAAGTAGAACAAAGGATCACACACAATGAACAGACTAAAGGCAATTGCTTCCATCTTGGCCAACGACGAAGCATCCACGGACGAAGAATTGATGGCGCATTTCATGGCGGAATTCGGGTTCAGCCATGGCGAGGCGGAGTGGTATGTGGCAGAGCGTGGGGCCGCGCTCGCCAATCCCGCCTTTTCAGAAGCCCATCTGCGCGCGGCGGGGCGGGAGGAGGAAACCTGGCGCAGATAGTCGAAACCCGGTTGCTCCGGGTCGTGCAGCATAGCCTACTGCGCTTTGAAGAGACAGGCTTTAACTTGAAAGGATCACACACAAATGAAACTCATCACACTGGCATTAGCCGCAGGCATCACGCTGTCGGCGCAATCGCCCATCGTCGTGTCGCGGAGCGGGCAATACTTGGGAACGCTCAGCTCGAACCCGTATGACCCCAACTCCATCGCGAACCCTTACGGGCGGTATGGCTCTCCGTACCAGTCCGACAGCGTGAATAACCCGTACGGTCGCTACGGTTCGCCGTATAGCAATCAGAGCGCGAACAATCCGTATGCGACGCAGGCGCCGATCGTGATTGCTCCGCGGCCGTCCTACACCGGCGGGTATCCGGTGTACCATGCTCCGGCGGTGCGGCCGGCCATGTCCTACTACACCCCGGTGCTGCCGGCCTATCCGATGGCTCCGGTGATGGGAGTGCTGCCCTACTAGCCACATGGAGACAGAGAACCGGGTAAAACCGATTCCGCGGAAGCCGTTCTCGGGTCTGTCCCGGGAGCGGCTTTCGTCGTCGCATCCGGACTTGCTGCGGTCGGCGGCGTATGCCGAGGCGTCGTATCTGCTCGCCTATTTCGGGGATGATGCGCTCAGTGGGTTAGCCGTGTACTTCGAGGCCATCGCCGAGGATTTCAGAGCGCGCGTGCGCCGGCGGGACCAGGCGTCGAAGCTCGCCGCCGCGGAGGTGCTCGAGGATTTGCGTGTCCGTTATCCCCATCTGCATGTGCAGCCTAATCAGCAAGCCAAGCTCAAAAGTTAATCATTCGAAAGGATCACACACATGAACACACAACAGGCATTAGAGGACGCATTGACGTTCCTCGAATCACTCGGCGTCAAAGGCGGCGACGTGCACGATTACTTCGCGCAGGCTATCGAACGGCTGAAAGCCGCCGCTCCGGCGGCGATGGCAAGCGAACTCGAGGTCATCCTGTGATCTATCAGGGCGATGCTCTCGAAACCCTCCAGACCCTGCCGAGTGAATCGGTCCATTGCGCGGTCACTTCGCCGCCCTACTACGGGCTGCGAGACTACGGCATTGCCGGCCAAATCGGGCGCGAGATATCGCCCGATGAATACGTGGCTCGCCTCGTCGAGGTGTTCGCCGAGGTGCGGCGCGTATTGCGTCCCGATGGCACGCTCTGGGTCAATATCGGCGATTCC